GTCGTAGTAACTTCATCTTCTTTTGGTGGATACAAAGAAGGAGTAGGAACGCTACGCTCATCAGGTGGTGATTTAGGTGGAGGAAGTGAAACCCTTGTGGTTCACAAAGAGTAGGCGAGCACAAAGTGAAGATGACTACGAGACGTGGATTGAAGGAGGAGTTATGCCTACGCTAAACGCATTTGATAACGGCGATATTAGAACTACCATTCTGATTATGCGAAACCGAGAAGGTAAACCAGGTGGTGGTAAAGGCCCTATGCTAGGAGAAAAGAGTTTTACTTTGGCTACTCACAATGATCAAACATTATTTATCTTTTACGGCAATCGGGTAGATGATGTACGCATACAAGGCGGTGTTATCAACACACTACAAGCACGAATGGGAACAGGTGGAAACAATATGCCAATGGTTGCTTATCCAATACAAGGTACTGTCATTGGCCGCAGTGACACCGCAGGCCCACAAGGCAAAGGTTTTGCAGAAGATGGCGAGCCTATGTTTACTATAGACACAGTTGGAGGACACGGAGTGGCAACACAGACTCAGGTACGCAGACTTACCCCTTTGGAATGTGAAAGACTCCAAGGCTTTCCCGACGACTGGACTGCTGGACAATCTGACTCAGCTCGTTACAAGCAAATGGGTAATGCAGTTGCAGTACCTGTAGTAGAATGGCTCATCGGTAACATATGTGATACGATAAATCTTGCGAGTTGATGTTCACTCTTTCCGTCACTCGCACTAAGTAAGGCCCCACTGAAACTTGCCTTCCGGTGGGGCTTTACTATTTCTTTCTAATCCAAACTTGGTTATTCTTAGCCAGCAATTCATAATCTAATTCGTGGCGGTGTAAGAATAAGTCAATCCCTACCTGCGGTGCTAGGCGAGGATCACCGGACTCGTGGCCCCACGTGTAATCATCGAAGGCCATAATGCCACCACTAAATAATCTTTGCCAAGCTAATTCAGCATCTAGTATTACACCAACGGTAGTGTGGTCGCCATCTATGTATGCAAAATGAAAATTGGTATGCAAAGATTGAAGGTAAATAGTTGAGTCACCAATAGATGAAGTAATAATGTGGGAGTAAGGCTCAGTCTTTTCTTTATACACTCTGTATACATCAGCAAAATCCATTTTGCTATGAACTTCTTCCTTGCTGCCTTGCCACGTATCTATATCTAAAAGATAAGTTGCTTCACCAGTAAGGATATTACTAGCCAACCATACGCTTGCATCTCCGGTGAATACACCTATCTGCAAGAAACGTAAGCGGTCTTGCCCCGCTAGTGGAGTAAGGAACTCTTCAAAGTTAGGGCGTACATATTCAAACCAATTAGGATACTCGCTCATTTATTATCCGTACTGTAGAAGCCATTACCATTGAAAGTAATAACAGGTGGAGTCCATACTCTAGCCATAGTTTTCTTGCAGTCATAACAGATAGGAGCGATAGTATCCTCGTGGATAGAGCGTTCAACATCTAGTGTTGAACCGCACTCACAGTTATAGGAATAGATCATAACTTCTCTGCCTCTTCTATGTCGAGATAACCTACTAACTTATCTACTTTACCACTTCTACCAAACTCAGTGGAAGCTGGTAAGTAATTCACCTGCCATATAGGTTCAGGTATATCCATCAGGTCAAAAGAAAAGACACCTTCCGGTGTCGAGTTGATGTAGAAAGGAATCATATCTCGCTCTGCTGATTGAGTAATCAGCTTTCGATACTTGACCTCTTCGATAAGTAACGTGGGATAGTGAGTATGTCTGCACTTGAGTTCTATGTAGTGACCGGCACTAGAAGAGGTACAGTCGAAGGCATCATAGATACCTGGACTCTTTACTAGGTCAGGATAGAGGCTTTGTCTTAGGTACTCAAAGAGTTCTATTTCTTTCATCTGAAAGGATTCTCCCCGCCCAATATCTCTTGTAGTTTACGTAATGAATTAGCGCATCTACGATCAGCAGTAGAGACTGCACACTCCAAGATAGAAGCTATCTGTTGGAGAGTAAGACTTTCGTGGTAGCGATACATCAGTATCGTTCTATCCTCTTGTTCTAAGAAAAGATATCCACGTTTGATATCAATAAGAGTTGCAAGTAAATTGCCACCTTCTGCAGGGCTAGAAGAACCTTTAGGTTGTCCATCTCTAATCATTTCTTGCGCCTGCTCTAATACAGTTCCATCTATAACCGATGCAATAACAAAGGGCAAGAGTTGACCAAGGGTAGCCTTTTCATAATAAGCTTCATCAACAGTTTGATAACCAGACTTGATTGCCTTCTGCTTGCGAGTGTAGCGCTCACCAACACGTAGCATTTGCCAAGCAATAAGGCGTTCATTATGTCTGCGCTGGTCTAAGTCTGGCTCTGATAGTTGCTCGGTATGTGTGGCAGCACGAGTAATTGCCCACATCAACATCTCTTGTTTTATGTCAGAGTATTCTACAAATTTCTTGTAACGTCTAAAGACTGTACTAGCAACGCTAGGTACTATGTCATAGATAGATGGGTGTAGTTCAGTCACAATCTGGCCCTTTATCCTGCACGCTAGAGGCTAGATTGAGTAGCTTGATAGCAAGAAAATCTATATAGTTACTAGCATCTGCTAACTCTTCAATGAGTTCACGTATAGTGTCATTGAAAGTAAACTGCTCAAACTTCTGGCCCTTATCTAGTGAATATTGCTGGTGTCCTATTTTCTTGACACGACTGGCACGAAGGGAGGCAAAGGATTCTATGAAAGATACTAGGTCAGTAGTTGATACGCCTTCGGCTCTATAGGATAGAACTGCAGGGTGATCTACTAACGGGTTTGTATGGGACGTATTACTATCTGCTCGGTCTTCTCGTCGCAACTTAGGATCTGAAAGCCCATATGCTGAATAGTCAGTAGCACCTGTATCCATTCGTCTCTACTCATTCCCTTCACCGACTAGCAAAGCTCTGGTGGCGTCTGCCCCGTGTGCTAAGTAATAGTCATTGATATCCATACCTGGAGGTAGCGTAACAATAGTTGAGTTCATTACCTCGTTAGCCACACGCTTACTAAATTCAGCGCCAGGATTGGAACCGTCTTCTTTGACGTCATTATCTCCTACTACAAATACTGTTTCATAACCACCAAATAACTTAGGGAAGTGTGGCTTCCAAGCCTGCACTCCCGGTACTCCCACTGCTGGTATACCTAGTACACCGCTAGTAATGACAGTATCTAATTCACCTTCGCATACAACAATAAATGGTGACATATGTGTTATATCACATACATTATAGAGATGAGCCTTCTGCCCTGTAGGACTGCCATACTTAGGTTTGCCTTCATCTGTTCTACGAAACTTAAAACCTACACACATACCGGTTGCAGTAATGTATGGAATAGATATCCAACCTTCATACATTTCGTGACCATTGGCAGGATCAGTGACAGTGCCTAGTTGGAACTGCGCTGCTACCGTTTCAGATATCCCACGTTCGTCTAGCACGAGTAGAGTTTCCGGACTTACCTCCTGAGCGTATCTCTGCGCCGCTTCCAGTTGCAATTTCAACTGCACGTTTGAGGCCATCGTTGAACTCCATATTCTCTAGAATGCACACTAGGTTTGCAGCGTTACCGCCCTTACCACAGGTGTGACAAAAATATAAATTATCTATTGTGTTGATTACTGCAGACCTGCGTGAGTCAGTATGCAAACAGCACCGCACTGATACTGCCTTGCCTTCTCTTACTTCTCCACCGTAATGCGAAACTATTGGTCCTATGGGGATTGAGTTTGCATCAACAGAGCCTTTGAATCGTCGCCCTTTACCCAACCTAGACCAGTCTTGTGTTGGCATACACACCCCTTACTCTCGCACTTCTCGTGCCAATGGGCTGAACGTTTGAGATGATTAGCTTTATTTTCTTCGCCACCTTTGAGGCAGTTTATGCAAATCACGCTTGAGTCTCATCTATTTCTTCTTCTAGTACTTCCTCGACTGGTACGAGATCTTGTACAACTTCTTGTTCTGCAGGTACTGGACCTGTTGATGTGCTTATGATTCCTTCTGGTGTTGGCATTATTTTTTCTCCTTTATCCATTGTTCTAAGTCTTGTATTACCCACGCTTGATTTATAGAAGCGTTGCGACGCTTCACTACAACATAATGCAAAGGAACTTCCCCGATTCCCCTAGCCTTAGCGTAATGAAGCGCCTCAACTTGTGCTTCTTTCCAGAACTCAGGCAAGCTGAGTTTTGCAGTGTTCTTGAGTTCTAGTATGTATGTCTTCCCCGAAATCACACAGACCAGATCCCCTTCGTCATCCTTGCCTGCCAGCCTAAGTCTTTCAGCCAGCACACCAAGACCACGAAACCATTTCATTACATCAATCTCAAAGGCAGCGCCTTTGGCTTTATTGTATTTTGGACTACTCATCTTTACCAGTGTCGTAGATAGCGTTGCCATCTTCGTCAATCTTTATCTTGAAAACTTTGAGTTCAATCAGAGCCATAATCAGGCTAGCCATATCTTTACTGAGTTGAGTAATCTGATTTTGTAAATGCTTATATTCTCTACTAGCCATTACGCTCCCTGCCTTGCTATCCATATTGCGTCTCGTTGATACATCCTACCAAGTTCATCGTCATCACCTATCTGACAAGCAGCATAGTTGACAAAGAGTGTTGCAAACCGTGAAGCATCGGCTGTGTGTGGCCCAAAGCGATTCTTCACGGCTGCAACAAACAACATAGCAGAAGCGGGATCATAACCCAGAGTAAGTATCAGCGCTGGTAGTTGACTTACCTTACCGTGTATAGCACGTCGCGCTGGTGGTTTAGATGGTGAACCATACTCAGTCTGCTCAGAGACGTGATGCAGTACTAGTACGCAAGCCTCGGTCTTGCGTGCCATATCGTGCAACTCCATCATAATAGCTCGCAATCCTGCCCATTCATTATCAGTCTCGGCAGCTACGTTCATTAGGTTATCTATAATTATTAGTTCAGGAGCAATTCCATATAACTCTACATATGCTTTTATCTCTAACTCAATATCATCTAGTGATGGTGAGGAGTCAAAGACCCACTTGATATGTGAAAGCTTATCAAATTGCTTATCGTAGTAATGCTTATCGTGAGACAGGTTCATCTCAACCGATACTTGTGAATGACCAGAGGCTTGTGCTGCTGCTCTCATCATTACTGTAGTTGTATCTGTGTCTGCAGAAAAGAATAAAGTTGGAACCTTAGCCTTCATCGCATATATCAAAGCAAACATTGACTTACCAGCATTAGGAGCTGCAGCAACCATACATACTTGGCCTCTGCGGAACTTGATCTGTTCCTTTGCAAGTCCTGCCCAGACATCCGGAAGTGGTGTTGCTTTGGTAAGCACTCCACTCCAGGCTCTGGATAAGTCAAGCACTATTTTCCTCCTCGACAGTGATACGTCTTTGTCTTCTAATATATCTACGGTCCATATCAGTTAGACCGCCCCAGATACCAAATGTTTCTTTTGCTATGCCCCACTCGGCGCACTCGCTTTGGTGTACACAAGAACCACAAATAAATTTTGCAGTTCTTATATCGGTGTTGCTAACAGCTCCCTTTTCTTTTTCAGGAAACCAAAAGTCACCACCGACTGTGGCACAACTAGGAGTCTCATAAAAACGAGGCTCCCGCATTTATTATCGAACCCAGATAGTGTCGCACTTATCTGTTGCACCTTTAGGTGCAGC